CAGGTAATGGGAGATGTTCAGGATAAGAGCGATGCTTACGCTGCTTTAGACGAGAACGATGTCCAAGATTACTTGCAAGGGATTCTAAACAACGAACCCCAATGCGATTGTCAAGAATGAACCCATATGAAAAGTTACTTAACCGTAAGAGAACCTGGACTCCTGTCCAGACAACAGGAGGAAAACTTAAAGAGGGAGCTGAAGAGACCATCTACCGCGCTTTGGCAATACGTCACATGGAGCTACCAGTTGGGGATTTTATCTCCGATGCTCTTGAGAAGGATGTACCTGCTACTGCACGAAAACTCTTAGAGTCCAATGTCAAAGACGAGATTAAACATGACCTCGCTCTTGGCTACATAACCAACGCTATAGGCGTTGATGAGAAAGCAGAGAAGGAAGCTTTCTTACTTAGGGATGCGTGGGAAGCGCACCCTGACCACATGATTACAAAAGCCTTAGTTATAGAACGTGCTATCTTCTTTGTACTTTTGCCTTTTTTTAGGTATAACGGCGATGCTGGTCTCAGAACGGTATCAGCTGATATTTCCAGAGACGAACAAATACACGTGGCCACTAATAGCCTTGTATGTCTCGATATGGGCTTATCTTGGAGTCAATCTCTGGATAAACTTAGGAAAGCCACGATTAACTGGATAATGGAGCCACTAAGTAAGAATACCTATGGCGATAAATATTTAAGCAAAAAATTTTGGCTCGATTCTAGCGATAACTTGATGTATAACGGCAAAGCTCCAGAACTTTCTGCCACCAAGTCAGCTAGGATGCCAGCCTTTTTCGAACATGCAAACACAAATCTCCCTCAGTACTCTTAAGCTACATAACCAAAGGTTAGAGAAGTTAATAGATAAGCTAGAGGAAAACTTTGGTTGGAAACCTGTCCATCCTAAAGAAGATATAAACACAATTATGTATAGAGCTGGTCAAGCCAGCGTTATTGAATACATCAGATCAATTATGGAGGATGAAATCTAATGTGCCTATTTAGAGCACCTAAATCACCGCCACCACCACCACCATTACCACCAGCTCCACCGCCACCATTACCACCAGCACCACCATTACCTACACCAGAACCACTTGTTTCTGAAGTTGATCCAAAAGTAAGACGAACAAAATCAAGAAAAGCTAAAAACACTCAGGCTCAAGGTACAGGTAATTTAAGAATTCCACTCAAAAGTAATGTAAATACAACAGGTTCAACACCTCAAGGAGGTTTGAATAAATGAACGCACGTGAGAAGTACAATTCATTAACAGACGGTAGACGACAATTCCTAGATACCGCTGTTGATTGTTCTAAGCTCACGTTGCCTTATCTCATTGATGATGATCATTCATCAAAGCCTAGTCAAAAAGTACTAAGTACACCTTGGCAATCAATAGGTAGTAAGGCGGTGGTTACACTTGCAGCAAAGTTAATGCTTGCATTGTTACCACCACAAACTACCTTTTTTAAACTCCAGGTAAGGGATGACAAATTAGGAGAAGACATACCACCTGAAATTAGAAGTGAACTAGATCTTTCATTCAGTAAAATGGAAAGAATGGTTATGGATTACATAGCTGCATCTAGTGATCGTGTTGTTATTCACCAAGCACTAAAGCATTTAATTGTTGGTGGTAACTCACTTATATTTATGGGTAAGGATGGTCTAAAAAACTTCCCATTAAATAGGTATGTCGTAAACAGAGATGGAAATGGTAACGTCTTAGAAATAGTTACAAAGGAATTAATTAGTAAAAAGATACTTGGTATAGAGCTGCCAGCATCACAACCCAATTCAGTGGTTGACGAAACACAAAGCTCTAGTGGGGATGATGTTGAGGTGTACACCTACGTCAGACTAGATGCAAAAAGTGGTAGATGGATTTGGCATCAGGAAGCTTTAGATAAAATCATACCTGATAGTCGTAGTACAGCTCCAAAGAAAGCTAGTCCTTGGCTCCCATTAAGATTCAATACTGTTGATGGTGAAGACTATGGCAGAGGCAGAGTTGAAGAATTTATAGGTGACTTAAAATCTTTAGAAGGTTTAAGTCAAGCATTAGTTGAAGGTGCTGCAGCTGCAAGTAAGGTTATCTTTCTTGTGTCTCCTAGTTCCACAACTAAACCAAAAACAATTGCTGAAGCTGGAAACGGTGCGATTGTACAAGGCAGACCCGAAGATGTAGCAGTAGTTCAGGTTGGTAAGACAGCTGATTTTTCTACAGCTGCACAAATGGTACAGGGATTAGAGAGAAGAATAGCTGAAGCATTTATGCAATTGAATGTAAGGCAAAGTGAAAGAACTACAGCCGAGGAAGTAAGACTTACTCAGTTAGAACTTGAGCAACAGCTTGGAGGTTTATTCTCCTTACTAACTGTTGAGTTTCTTATACCTTATCTCAATAGAACTTTGCTTGTTTTACAACGCAGTAAAGAGCTGCCAAACATACCCAAAGATTTAGTACGTCCTCAGATTGTTGCTGGTGTTAATGCTCTTGGTCGTGGTCAAGATAGAGAAAGTTTAACTTCATTCATCACTACCATTGCACAGACATTAGGTCCAGAGGCATTGATGCAGTACATCAGTCCATCAGAAGCAATCAAGCGTTTAGCAGCTGCACAAGGTATTGATATATTGAATCTTGTTAAGACTGAACAACAGTTGGAAGAGGAGATGCAGCAGCAACAGCAAGACGCAGCAAATCAATCTTTAGTAGATCAAGTTGGTCAAATGGCAAACGCACCATTAGCTGATCCAACAAAGAACCCACAATTATTACCTGACGAGGAACCACCCACTGAATAAATATGGCAGAAACATTAACAGTAAATACTGAGGCTGACTCAGCAACAGTAGTAGACGGTTTAACTCCTGATGAGCAAGATTCCCTACAGCTTGGGGAATCAATGCAAGCCGAGCAAGAACAATTACTAGCTGGTAAGTATAAGAATGCTGAGGAATTGGAGAAAGCATATGTCGAACTTCAAAAAAAGCTTGGAGAGAAAGGTGATGAAACTAGCGAGACAACTGGGGACACCGATGCTATTGACTCAGAAGAAACGTCTGAAGAAACAGAAGAAACTACGGAAGATTCTCCAGCAGTTGCCTTAATTAATGAAGCATCAAAAGAGTATTACGATAATGACAATAAGCTCTCACCTGAGACAATAGAAAAGTTCTCAAGCATGAGTAGTCAAGATCTTGTTAATGCTTATTTAGAGCTACAACAAAATCAACCTGCACAACAGCAAACAGCAGCACCCGAACTATCAGATGCACAGGTCAATACGATTAAGAATCATGTAGGAGGTGAGGATGAGTATGGAAAGATTGTTAGTTGGGCTGGTGAAAATTTAGATAAAAAAACTACAGATGCATTCGATAGTATTGTTGAAACTGGCAATGCTGAAGCTATTAAAATAGCAATAAGTGGGCTTAAATCTCAATACGATAATGCAAATGGATATGAGGGAAGAATGTTAACTGGTAAGGCACCAAAGACTAGCGGAGATATATTTAGAAGTCAGGCTGAGGTCGTAGCTGCTATGAGTGATCCGCGTTACGACAATGACCCTGCATACAGACAAGACTTAATAGAAAAACTAGACAGATCTAACATCAATTTTTAATTATGTCACCAACAGGACCAGGTTCATACGGAACTAAAAAAGGTAGACCACCAAATAAAGGTACAAAGAAAAAGTAGATAGTCATGGCGACCTGAACCTTCATCCTCGCCTATCACCTACTTTGAATTTAATGACTACAACAACTGAATACGGTAAACAAAATATCTTTGGCGAAGAAACACCGCCAAGACTAATGAACGAACAAGAACAAAATTTCTTATTGGAGCAAGCTGAAAGAACTAATGGTCAACTAGCCATGGTTGGATTCGTTGCTGCACTAGGAGCATACGTAACTACTGGACAAATCATTCCAGGTATATTTTAACCTTACATAAATGACTACAGCCACACTAACAAAACCAACTAACAACTGGCAGCGTTTCTGTGACTGGACTACGAGCACCAACAACCGAATCTATGTCGGTTGGTTTGGTGTTCTTATGATCCCTGCACTATTAACCGCTGCAACAGCATTTATAATAGCTTTCATAGCTGCACCACCAGTTGACATAGATGGTATTCGTGAGCCTGTCTCAGGATCTTTACTCTATGGAAACAACATCATCTCGGGAGCGATTGTCCCGTCATCTAACGCAATCGGTCTTCACTTCTACCCAATCTGGGAAGCTGCAACCATCCAAGAATGGTTGTATAACGGAGGACCATATCAACTCATTGTGTTCCACTTTCTCATCGGTATCTCAGCTTACCTGGGACGACAATGGGAATTG